CCCCCTGTACCTGTCCTCCGGCTTATCCCTCGCCCCCCTGATACCCAAAATCGAAGCTAACCCCATACACACCTCCTAAAAATACACAAAAGAAAAGCACCTCCAAAGAGATGCCCTTAAATATAACTTATACCTGCACACCATATAATTTAAACAATTCTTCAAAAAAGCCAATTATTTTCTTTTTAGGCAACTGCTCCTTCATGAACTCATATCCACCAAACCTAAACACATTATAACCATAGAGTTTCAATTTACGATCATCTTCCACCATTTCGGCATATTTTTTTGTGGATGCTATATGTTTTTTAATATTGTTTGCAGAGCCATTTATTAAGATATCCAATTCCTGTTCTTCTGAATAATGCTGCACTCCATCAATCTCAATTACTACTCTCTCCCTATCTGAAAAAAGCATCAAGAAATCCATTCTTTGATGGACATAAACTGCACCATTCCTCATTTTAGCAGATTTTGGATCATAATGACAATATACCTGCGGTATCAATGCTGGCAATTCCGGCTTATTCCTATCCTTAACAAAGCACTGATAATATACCCACATAAAATTCTTTTCCGGGCTTGAATCCATTGATTTTATCAACCGTCCAAAAAGCCTATCTGCATCCTTTTCTGTATACTCATCAGCATTTCCCCACCAAGTTACTAACTCATTCCATTTAAGTCCGTTTACAGAAATTGGCTGATTATAAATAAGGCAGTCTACCCCGTTCTCAACCAATTTAATTGTATTACTCAAAGAATCCTCTAATACAATATCTGGTTTTCCACCTATACCAGCAAAAATAATATTTTTTACTTCATTCCCAACACCTCTAACATTCTTCTGTAAAGTGAATACTGGATTTCCAGAAACATAATTTGAACAATATAAAGAATATCCATCATCCTTCAAATAAGAGTTTAAAACTTTTACATACTCTTTTTGCCGTTCTGTATTATGCACATCAGGGTAAACCAATTCCTCCATAAATCTTTTAAATGTATTGTCACTGACATATATTACCTTCAAAACATCCTCTAGCAGTTCTTTATATGTCAAATCATTATTTCGTACCATATGCCTCAAAATATCCTCTTCTCTATTTATTTCTCCATAAACAGACGGCATATTCTCCAAGTTCCATACTCTATTTAAAAACTTATCTATGCGAAGTTCTCCTTCCAAATCTATCTGTTCAGAAAGCCAATTTAATATTTTCCTTCTCGTTATAGTTGTAATCTCAAACAATTCCTCTTCCAGATACCTATCAATCTTCTCAATCAAGTCTGGGCAGTCATTATCCGAAACTATCGCTTTCACTAACTCTATAATTTCTTTGTCCTTCATTTTGTTAATTCCACTCTTTAAGTATATGGCTTTACTGTGCATCGGTTCCAAATCATTATTACATGGAATCTGTAACCGCTCACAAATAGAACGCAAATCCAAAGCACTATATACCCTCAAATATTCAACTAAAGCATTTCTGACAGTCCCGCTATTATTCAAAAGGATTACCTCCCTGCACTTTTCTCAAGTATAACACAAACCTTAGAAAACTAAAATCCCCCTCTCATCATACACGCTCCCCGTACTCCCGCCATTCCTTACCGCCCGGTCCAGCGCCATAACCGCCGCCACCGCGCCGTCAATCTTCTCCGTAGACTTCTCCTTGTCCGGCTTGATATTCCCCGCCGGGTCCGTCCGCACAAAAATATTATCCATCATCCACCGCAGCACCGGATGCCCGCCATGGGCAACATTCCTCTCCAGGACCAGCTCCATCAGCCTCTTCGTAGGCGGCGACATATCCTTGAACCCCTGCCCGAACGGGACCACCGTAAACCCAAGCCCCTCCAGGTTCTGGACCATCTGCACCGCTCCCCACCGGTCAAAAGCAATCTCCTTTATGTGAAACCTCTTCCCCAGTTCCTCAATAAACCGCTCAATAAACCCATAATGAATCACATCCCCCTCCGTAGTCTCCAGAAACCCCTGCCTCTCCCACACATCATAAGGCACATGGTCACGCCGCACCCTCCGCACCATATTCTCCTCCGGTATCCAGAAAAACGGCAGCAGCACATACCGCTCCGAATCATCCCTGGGCGGAAACACCAGCACAAAAGCCGTGATATCAATAGAGCTGGACAGATCCAGCCCGCCATAACACTCACGCCCCAGAAGCTCCCCCTCATCCACCGGAAAAGCACAGGCATCCCACTTCTCCATCTGCATCCACCGTGTAGACTGCTTCACCCACTGGTTCAGCCGAAGCTGCCGGAAAATATTCTCCTCCGCCGGATTGTCCCTGGCACTCAAACAGGCATTCCGCACCTTCCCAATATCAATCGTATGCCCCAAAGACGGGTTCGCCCGATACCACACCTCCTCCGAAGTCCAGTCCGCATCATCCGCCGCCCCATAGATCACCGGATAAAACGTCGGGTCCACCTTCCGCCCGCACAAAATATCCTCCGCCTTCTGGTGCTGCTCAAAACAGACCGAATGCCGGTCCGTCCCCGCCGTAGTGATCAGAAAAAACAAAGGCTGTGTCCTGGCATCCCCGGAACCCTTCGTCATCACGTCAAACAGCTCCCGGTTCGGCTGGCTGTGCAGCTCGTCAAAAATAACCGCATGGACATTCAGCCCGTGCTTCGTATAAGCCTCCGCAGACAGCACCTGATAAAAACTGTTGGTAGGCTTATACACCAGCCGCTTCACCGACATCACCGGCTTGATCCGCCTCTTCAACGCCGGGCACTGCTCCACCATGTCCACCGCCACGTCAAACACAATCGAAGCCTGCTGCCGGTCCGAAGCGCACCCATACACCTCCGCGCCCCACTCATTGTCCCCGCAGGTCATATAAAGCGCCACCCCCGCCGCCAGCTCCGACTTCCCGTTCTTCTTCGGGATCTCCACATAGGCCGTATTATACTGCCGGAACCCGTCCTCCTTCACCGTCCCGAACACGTCCCTGATGATCGTCTCCTGCCACGGCAGCAGGTCAAACGCCTGCCCCCGCCATCTCCCCTTCGTATGTTTCAGGCAGCGGATAAACTCCACCGCCCTCTGCGCCTTCGCCTCGTCAAACACTATCCGCCGCCTCCCTTGAACAACAGGAGCTCCATGGCGTCGCTCTCCTTATCCTCCCCGGCATCCGCCACGATCCGGCTCCGGGAAGAAGGCGTAAGCCCGAACTGCTCACAGAACCGGTTCATGATCTTCAGGTAAGTCTGCGCAATGGACACCTGCGGGACCTGCTGGCAGTACCCCGAAGGCGTCTCCATGATCGCCCCATGCTCGGAAATATATTCCTCCGCTTCCTTCCACCTGGCATACGCCTGGCAGTACCCCGCAAAAGCCGCCATGTCAATCTCCGTCAGAATCCCAAGCCGCTCCATCTGCTTCGCCATCCGCTTCCATTCCTTCTTCGCCTCCGCTTCCAGCCACGCCGGGCATCTCGGAGCCTTCTTCTCCGGCTTCGGCTCCCCGGCATTCAGCCCCCGCTTCCCAGGGTTCCCCTCCAGCACCTTCACCGCCGTAGGCTTCGGCTTCCGCCCTCTCTGCGCCACCGCACTCACCTCCCTCCGTACCGGCTCACGCACAGTCTTTTTAATTCAGAAAATCAAAATCCTCATCAGGCCCCGTCCCGGAATCTCCAAGAACCTTTCCTGCAAAAATTTCCTTCTCCATGTCCTTAAAACCTTCATATGCTGATTCACACAAACAATCTTCAAAGCCTTCCTGCTCTATTTCCTCCGCAGAATCTCCAAAGTCTTCCCATGCCGTCCCCGGCACAAAGCCATCAGCGCCATTCCATTCAGCCTCCCGCACGGAATCCCCGAACTCTTCCCACACAGCCTCCATCTGCGCCAGAAGCTCCCGGCTCTCCGGCAGTGCCATGGCGACCGCATAAGCCACCGTCGCCGTGACCGCATTCCCGGCCTGCTTGTAAAGCTGTGTCTCCGAATTGACAGCCGCCGCCCGCTCATACAGCTCATCCGGGAACCCCTGCAGGCGGAAACACTCACGGGGCGTCAGCCTCCGGATCTTCCCGCACTTCGTCACCGTCCCCATCATGCACCCCGTATCCAGCGTCTGCGAACAGCCCTTTCCAACCCGGCCCCGCCGGGATTCACTCTTCGGATACGACAGGCACACGCCGTCCCCCGGATAAGCCAGGTCATACCCCTGCTTCGTGCCGTTCCTCACCGGCAGCGCCGTCTCCACATCCCCGGACACCTCTTCCGTCAGATAAACCCCGTGCTGGTCCTGTGCCGTCAGCGTAAACATCGGCTCCCCCGCCTCCTTCATCCGCCTGCCGTTCTGCCGCTTCTCCACCCGGTCCGGCGTCAGCACCGCCCTGGCTTCCTGCACAGCAGAATCAGTCTCCAATACCCCGGAATTGCCATAATTTGTCAGCCCGCCATTATACTGTGCCACCAGGCACCGGGCAACCTCTGTGACCTTCGGATGGTTCAGCGTCTGGTCAACAAATATCCGGCCGCCCGGCTCTGCATCTCCCACGCAGTACAGCCCGGTCTTCGATCCCATGCCTCCGCCATTCGCCCCGATACTCACCGAAACCCCGGACGGGTCATACACCCGGTATCCCTGCATCCCGCCTATAACCTCTTTAAGAGCTCCGCCGTCTTCTCCGGTGACAGGTAATACTTCCCGTCCACCCCTGCTTCTAAGAACTGCGATAAGGAATACCCTCTCCCGGTTCTGCGGGACTCCGAAGTCTTTAGAATTAAGCACCTGCCACCGCACGTCATACCCTGCCTCGTCCATTTCAGAGAGAACGGCGGCAAAATCGAATCCTGCATTGACTGATAACAGGTTCTTAACGTTCTCAACAAGTAGGTATGTGGGCTTATCACCTTCCTCTTTGCCTTTGATGAGGTCAATAATGCTGTAATAGATCCCACTTCGCTTTCCTCTAAGCCCCCTCTGCTTTCCCGCAATGGAGATATCCTGGCATGGGAATCCAAAACACCAGATGTCTGCATATGGGACATCCCCCGGTCTAAGCTCTGTAACGTCATACGCCTTCCACTCCCCCTCCGTATCATACATGGCCTCATAAGAAGCCCTCGCAAACTTATCATACTCACAATACCCAATACACTTATGCCCGGCCCATTCAAGCCCCAGCCGGAACCCGCCGATACCCGAACAGATATCCAGAAACGTAAGCCGCCCCATAATCAGACCACCTCCCCGCTTTTTCCGCCGGCGCACATCCCATCAGCACCCATTTCCCCAAATTTCAGGTCATAAAAATAAGCGGCCTCCGGAAACCGCCGCTCAAAATCCTCCAGATATTTAAAACAGGCGCTCTGCCTGCCATTCATCTCCCCAAACTCCCGCAGGCTCTTTTTATAAAAAAGCCCCGGCTGGTTCGCCCACCTCGCAATGGTCACATACATCCCCCGGAACGGACTCTCCCTGTACCGCTCATACCTCATCACATAAGGCAGACACTTATATTTCATCAAAATCTCCACCCGTTTCAGCAGCCCGAAAACATCATCCGCCCAGAAATCCCCGTCCCACACGTCCGCCCGGTCAAACCCGCAGAAACAGTAAAACCGCAGGCGCGCGTCCGTATGCTTCCTCACCAGAATGAGCTTCCTTTCAATCAGCCCAGCGTCCCCCACATCATCAAACGCAAACGTATAATTCCCGTCATAACGGCTGGAAAACAGCTCCCGGCACTTCCCGTCATCCAGAAGCCGCTCGTCCAGCCCCTGCCGGAACTGAAAAGGCTTCCCCGTTCGCTTTAATGCGTCCAGCATCTCCTTCCAACGGGGATGCCCCAGAAAATTGTCATCCAGCAGGCACACCTTCCTCCGCTCCGGGTCCAGGAACTCCTC